CCATACTGTTGATTGCATTGATGTCATTATCAGCTGTCTGAGTTCTACCTTGAGATTTCATCAATCTCTCAGCATTGAACTGATTTGCAGAAGGAATTATCATTTTAACTCCTTTAGCTGCAATTCTCAAACCTCTTTCGTCAGTCATTGCAGCGATGTCTATTAAAGACTGCTCCAATGATGTTTCGTTAAGGTCCGCTTGAGTCGATAAAGTGTTTGCAACATTAGGTCCAGTTGAGCACGGGTGTGCTGTACTGAATAATGCTATTGCGTCACCTGTTTTGAACGTAGCTACTGAAGGTAGACCATTGTTCAAAGGTAATGCACCTTTAACTTCTTTTGCGTTAGACATAGATCTTGCTAATGCTTTTGTATATCTAGAAGCTAGTCTATCGTAGAGATTATCTTCGATAGCTTCTTCAGTTATAGCGAAAGCAAGCGCGATCGTTTCCATAGTGTAACGTGCAGTGTAGGTTTCTTGCGCTTCATCGTATGAAATGCCTTGACCTTCTGCTTTTACATTAGCGTTAGCGAATCCTGATAACATTACTTCCTCTTCGAAAGCTCTGTCACTAGACTCGGTTACGTATATTTCAGCGTGTTGATTTTCGTAACGCTTGTACTCCAGCCCAAATAGTGCATTTAGGCCTGGTTCTAGCTCTTTAACTAGCTGTGCTCGTGATATTGCCATGTCTATTTGCTCCTATTATTGCCAAGTGACACCAGCTGAACCTGTGTTTAATAAGTATTGGTTAAGGTTCTGACAAATGATAACGCTTCTATCTGCTGCGTTTTCATCATTTTCAGGATCCTCAGCCGATCTTAATAATCGCCATGAGTTAGCTGTGTCTGACACACCTGCTACTATTACTTCAGAAGATGACTGACCAGTAGTTGTACTTCCGCCAGGATCTCCAGTAGTTAATCCGTATGTTTTACCATAAACGGCTTGAGCTGCTGCTGCATCGATTCCTGCCATATAAAGTTGGAAAGGATTGTCGAGAACAAAAGCTGTGATGTCTTCACTGTTAGCTGGAGTAATAGGTTGTGCATAATGGTTTGCCCAAGTAGGTTTTAAAGTTGTAGCGGCATTGTAAAAAATACCATTCAATACACCGATAGTGTAATCAGTAATTGCATTTTGACCAACTTTCATATACCCGACTTTAGACTGAACCACCGTACCTTGATACAACGACTTATCGTACGCCGCATCAATATAGTATTTGCCTTGACCTTGAGTAGCTGGTGTTGAACCAATTGTACCCACTGCGATCAAACCAAAACCAGTAGTGTTTCTATTTGCCATAGTATTACTCCTTAAAGTTTATAGTTTCCTATAAACAGGTTAATTTAAATCGATGATAGGGAATTGGTTGTTATCCCGAGAAATAAAATTTACTTCTTTGTACCACCGAAGGTTACGCGAGACTGTCGATCGATGTCGATCGGCATACTCTTATGTTGTTCCTTCAGCAAGTCGTTGTCTACAGCTTCGTCTTGACCTTCAGTTTGTCTTTTCTGATAATCAACACGCGCTTTCGCGAGTTCTTCAGGTATCCTAGCCAACAATAGGCCTCCTACTCCAATCACTCCAGCGTGTTTTCCGTCAGTGATGACAGGGTAATCTGAATCGTCGTATTCGTCAGCTCTCACTAACTCATATCCAGATCTCAATCTTCCGTAAATATTTTTACCGTCGTTGAAACCCATTGATTCAGCTCTAATCCAACGGTGTCTAAAACCGTCAGGCGCTGGTGGTGCATCCAGAGAGGATGGTGGCTTATACTCTTTAGGACGTTCAGTTTTTGTCCGAGTTTCCGCCGCACGAGAAGTTATTTTTTTGTCTTTTATCATATGCTTATGCTCCTTCCGTGAGTTTTAATTGTTTTGCATACTCTTCGAGTGGCACTCCTAATTTTTTTGCAATGTGCACCTGTGAAGAAGTGAGTCTCACAGTTTTGCGCCCTTGTTTTACGCTTCTATTCGCAGAAGCCACCGACTGAACGGGTCTAGGCGTAGTTGTCTCACTATTACCAAATTTATGGGGAAAGTCAACTTTTATTCTTTTATCGATTTCCATATAATATTCGTCAGACTTAGGATCAAATCCCTCTTTTTCAACTAAATCCTTATGAATCTCGAACGCAGTAAAAGTCATAGGTCTGTCTCGTCCAAACCATGTATTTTTACTTGCCCAATCTTCAGCCATAGGATCAGCTTGTGGCATTTGTCTTGGTGTCTCTCTAGGTAATTGTCCACCGTCAGAAAGTTGTACAGGTCTTTCCTGCTCCCTACTTTCTTTTCGTTGCTCCATTTTTGCACTATCAAATGCTAATGTAGCAATTCTTTTGTTTGCTTGAACTTGAGCTGCAGCATCACCCGCTTCAATGGCACGCGCTAATTCATTTTGCGCAGATTCCATTCCCGTTTTGATGTTGTCCTCAAATTTTTTAGTAAAATCAGAATCAACTTTTTGAAATCTATCCTGATCTGCCTTTCTTTGATATTCTAAAGCAGAAGCATATTCAGTAGCAGCAGCTTCTCTACGTTCCGCTTCCCTCATTTTTCTTGTGAGTTTAGCAATACGTCCTTGAACGCCTTTACTATATTCTTCTAGTTTAGTATCTTCTTCTTTTTTTGGTTCTTCTTTTTCAACTTCCGTGATCTTTGGTTCTTCTTCCTTGGTTTCTACAACGGCCTCCTCTTTTACTTCTTCTACTGCTACATCTTTTTCAGGCCCTGATGTATCAATATCAACCAATTTTTCACTTGGTTTTTTTTCTTCTTCTGGCATAGTTCCTTCCTATGTTAATATTTGTGCAGGATATCTGTTGGATCCTGTACTGTTGCTAAAATTTCATCTTCATTTAAAAGACGAACCTCTCCACCTTCAATTTCTATACGTGATCCTGCATAACGTGCAAAGACCACCCAATCACCAACCGCGCACCACGGACCGTTAGGATATCTCTCTTTATCCTTATAACAAGCATCACCCATCGCCATTACGTTTCCGCATTGTGATGCTACTTGCTGTCTGTCTATGGTTTCTGATCCGATTAAAAGACCTGCGTCAGTTTTTTCTTTCATTCTGAAAGGTAAAACTAATATACGCCAACCAGTGGGTTTAGGTAATTTTGTAGTTTCTTTAGTAATTTCTTTTGGTTTTTTTAATCCAACTAATTCTTTATTTGGAAGGTGAATCTTTGAGACCTTTGCTGAGGTCGATAACGGTTCCTGATGTGTCATTTAGCTCCTTATCATGTTGCAGGTTAGAGATTTCCTGTCGCACTGATTCCAGTGCATTAATTTGTCCTATTATATACTTGTAAGTTTCCATGTTGTCAACCCCTCCAGACGTAACCGAGATTGCCAATTGATTGACTCTTCTTTCTAATGCTCTTTGAAGTTTATGAACGATATGTTCGGCTTCCATATTATATAAGGGCTACTACTCTTAAGCAATCAGGGCAATTTTTCCTAAATCTCAAATGAGAGTTGCAATGATTAACTGTTTGTACTTTTTCTGCAGGAGTTTCTAAAATTAAGGGTTCTTCTTTTTTCCCGAATAGGAAGTTCCACAATTTTTTTAATAGATTCATTACCAACCTTTGATTGCTATTTTAACACCTTTAGGTTTTTTTCTTACCCATGTATGAGGGCCTTGTGGTCTTGGTCTATTTCCATGTTGAAGACCTATTCTTCCACCTTTAGCGTGTCCTGGTTTCTTCAGTCCTTCTTGTAATTTTTTTGTTAGATCTTGAGTTTTCTTTTTACCTTCTGGAGAATAGATTTCTTTTTTAATAGTTTTTCTATTTTTTTTAATCCATTCCACTGCTTTTCTACCGATGATTTTTGCAATGCCACCTACGCCTTTTTTAGCACGTAGAGGTTTTGCACGGCCCTTATACCTTTCTAGTACTTTTCTAAAATTTCGTCTACCTGTAGCTATTTGTCCTTCTTGACTAGAATGAGGTTTTCCTTTTTCAGGATCTGGGCCTGCCCACGTTATGTCATGATAATCGTCCATCGCCTTTTTTCTTAATCTTCCCAAACGTCGTTTACCAGAAGCAACTCTTCCTTCTTTTGTAGAATGTGGTTTAGCTTTTTCACTTCCTCCAAGCATTTCATGTATACCCTTAAAACCTCTGGACCCATATGGTTTTTTAGTACCACTTTTTAATCCTATTCTTCCACCTGTTGCTTTTGCAGCACGTTTTGGCCAGATTCTTTTTCTACGAGGATCTTGCGGACCCTGTTTTCTCATATAAGCACGCTGTGCTTCCGCGCTTCTTCCTTCTTTTGTAGAATGCGGTTTTCCTTCTGGTCCACTTGATCTAAATCTTGTTACGGCTCCACCGGATTTAAATGCTTTTATTTTAGGTTTAAATTCTTGGCTAAATTGTGGGTATGGGCTGTCTCTAAATCTTTTTTTCTTTGGTGGTGTGCCTGGAGCTTTGGTACCCGATTTCTTTTTAGTAATCCAACTTTTAGGTTTTTCTTTTTCTGTAATTCTTATTGGCATTATGATTTTCCTTTTCTAGCTTTTCCCATTTTCTTAAATGTCATTGCTAACGCTTTTGCTCGTCCAGTGCAACCTTTTTTTGTAATCGGTGTGCATTTTCCTTTAGTTCCACGTTTTTTTATAGATGCTGTTGCATCTTGAATCCAGTTCTTTTTAGCTCTTCCCCCTTTTGCAAATCCAACTCTATCACCACCATTAGTATAACCATTTGCAAAATGACCACGAGGTACATTGTATCCTGGTACTGATGCTAACGGGTTTGCTCTAGTCCATCTGTTCATTATTTTCCCCTAGCTTCATATTTATCGTGAATGTCAGAAACTTTTTTAGCAGCATCTTTTTTAATTTTAGATGCTCCTGAACCTGGTGTAACACCAATTTTTTTATATTGGTAATCAATAGATTTAATTAGCTCTTGTTGATCTTTTCGTCTTTTCGTTAAATTTTTTGCAGGTTTAACAGATTTAATAGTTGGTGAAACTTTGCTGCTTTTGCGCAGCATTCCAAAACCTTTTTTAGCTATTCCAAATATACTCATTGGTCCTACTTATTAATTTTTTGGTTTGGTCTATCGCCCCATTTTCCATAAGACTCATCTCTACGATCTTTCATAGACTGTGACTTAGTGGATTCTTTTCCAGTTCTCGCACCTAGAGATTCATCTTCTCTA